AAGCCAGCAAGACTATGCCATGTTGGACCAGCGTCTTAATGAAACCCAAGGCCACATCCAGAATGCAGAACGGTTCCTTGCCGATGCTGTAAGCCGTGGCGACGGTACAGAAGTGGCCAAAGCCCTTCGGTATCGTGACGATGCGCTGGCTCAGGCTAGACAGCTTGACATGGTAAAGCGTCAGGCAACTGAGGCTGATCGACAGGCTCCTCGCCTTGATCCGCGAATCAAAGAGCATGCCGACGACTGGATGGGTGACAATCCTTGGTATGACCCAAAGGGTCGTGACGAAGATTCCGCAATCGTTCTTGCCATCGATGAGACGCTTGCTCGTGAGGGCTTCCGCCCTGAAACACCAGAATACTGGGACGAATTGCAGGATCGCGTTGAACGACGCCTCCCGCATAAGTTCGAGAAGGGTGGTCAGGCCAAGGCTCCTACGAAGCGTGGGCCTCCAATTGGTGGAGGGCGTGAGCATGCACCCCCATCAACCCGCAAAGAAATTCACGTCAGCCGAGAGCGCAAAGAGGCGTTGATCGAAGCTGGTTATTGGGATGACCCTCAGAAACGTGCCAAGGCTTTGAAGCGAATGGCCGACTGGGACCGTCAAAACCTTGCATCACGTTAAAAGGAATGAGATAAATGTCAAACTTAGATGAGCGGCTCAAGAAAACCGCTGGCGAAGACCGTCTAGATCGTGCTTCAAAAGAGCGCAATGTCACGGAGAACCGTGAGATCTCGGATGAGGATCGCTTGGTGATGTTCAGGCAGCAGTTCTGGCAATCTGCACTTCCCGATTTGCCAAAAATCAACGGCTACCACGTTTGCTGGCTTACCACCAACAATCCGCGTGATACCATTCAGGCTCGTATTCGTCTTGGATATGAACCCATCACCGCCGCAGACATCCCAGGCTGGGATCATGCGTCTCTGAAGACTGGCGAATACGCTGGTATGATTGGTGTCAACGAGATGCTCGCATTTAAGCTTCCTATTCCGCTTTATCAGCGGTACATGCACGAAGCCCATCACGCGATGCCTCTTGAGGAAGAAAGTAAGCTGCAAGAAACTGCGGATTATATCCGTGATCAGGCCCAGAGTATGGGCGCAAATGTGTCTGTTGGCGATGGCATTCAGGATTTGAGGATAAAAGTCCCCAACCCAACCTTTGAAGGTTGAGCTTGGGATTAACCCCAACTCATGCGAAAGGTGAGACAAAATGTCTTCCACAAACGCTGCATTTGGCCTCCGCGCTGCCTATCACCCTTCGGGGACGATCCGCACTGAAGCTGGGTCCATTGCCTCTGCTTACGCTTCCGATATCTATCGGGATCAGCCTGTTAAAATCTACACCGACGGCACCTTGAACGCCGCCGCTGCTACTGACTCTATCGTTGGCGCATTTGCTGGTGTGGAGTGGGACGGTAACGATGGTCGCCATCGCGTTTCCAACTTCTGGCCTGCCAATACCGTCGGCACCAACATCGTCGCATACTACACCATGGATCCGTTCATTGTGTATGAGATTCAGGGTGATGGCTCCATTGCTCAGTCTCAGATGGGTGAAGAAGCCAACTTCACTAACGTCGCAACCTCGAATGGCCTTGGCCAGTCGACTGCAACGATCAGTGCAACGTCGTCGGCTTCTACCGCAGGTGTTCTCCGCATCATTGGTTTGACCCCTGGTCCTTTCAATGCATGGGGTGATTCCTACACCGTAGTTCGTGTTCTGATTTCTAAGCATCAGTACACTGCTGCATCCAGCCCATTCTAATCGGAGGCTATGAATAATGGCTACTCTTATGCGGTCTACTGACTTCCGCTCCATCGTCGAACCTATTCTTAACGAAGAGTTCGACGGCCTCTATGAGGTTCGTTCAGACGAATGGGCGCAGGTCTTCAAAGAATCGCGTGGCACCCCACGCAACTACCACGAAGAACCCGTTCTGTTCGGCTTCGGTGCTGCTCCCGAAATGCCTGACGGCACCCCTGTCGTGTACAACTCTGGTGGCGTTCTGTTCATCCAGCGTTACGTCTACAAGGTCTATGGCCTTGCATTCGCTCTGACCAAGACCCTCGTGGAAGATGGCGATCATATCAAAATCGGTCAGACCTATGCTCGCCACTTGGCTCATTCTTTGATTGAAACCAAGGAAACCCTTGCTGCCAACATCCTGAACCGTGCATTCAACAGCTCGTATGTTGGCGGTGACGGCGTGTCCCTCGTTAACACCTCGCATCCGATTGTGAACGGCGTGTTCTCGAACCAGCTCTCGACTGCGGCTGCTTTGTCCCAGACCTCTCTGGAACAGATGCTCGTGCAGATCCGTCAGGCTGTGGACAACAACGGCAAGAAGATCCGTCTGACGCCAAAGAAGCTGGTGGTCTCGCCTGCAAACATCTTCCAAGCAGAAGTTCTGCTGAAGTCGGTGCTGCGCGCTGGCACCAACTTCAACGACATCAACCCAGTCAAGTCCATGGGCATGCTGGATGGTGGTCAAGCCAACCTGAGCCGTCTGACTTCGTCCACCGCATGGTGGGTGCAGACTGACGCTCCTGAAGGCCTGAAGCTGTTGATGCGTCGTCCTCTGGAAAAGAGCATGGAAGGTGACTTCGAAACCGACTCCATGCGCTACAAGGCCACTGAGCGTTATCAGCTCGGCTGGACTGACCCTCGCGCTGTCTTCGGCACCGCAGGCGTCTAATCCTTAGGGGCAGGGGATAAAATCCCTGCCCCATCCATTTTCAGGAGATTACAATGGTTGACGTCGTATCGACACAGGTATTGCTTGACGGTGAGCGTCTGGCCATCTTCAAATTTACAGATATTTCTGATGGCACTGGCGAGACGAATGTTGACAAAATCATTGTCGCAAACCTTGCAAAGAACAATGCTGGTCAAGCCTGCACAGGCGTAAATATCAACAAAATCTGGCACTCAACGCATGGCATGGAAGTGCGCATTCAGTTCAGTGCCACATCTCCTGCGTTTGCATGGGTCTTGCCGCAGAATACTGCCTATCAGCAAGACTTTTCGACATTTGGTGGCCTGACCAACAATGCTGGTACTGGCAAAACTGGAAATGTGTCCTTCACCACTTCCGATGCCTCTGCTGGCGACATGTACTCAATTGTTCTTGAGTGCATCAAAACTTATGGCTGATGTGAGTAATTGGCATGGCTAAGTCACCTGCATGGCAGCGCAAGGAAGGCAAGAACCCAGAAGGCGGGTTGAATGCCAAGGGCAGAGCCAGTGCAAAGGCCGAAGGCCATAATCTAAAGCCTCCTGTATCGTCAAAGCAGGCAGCGCATAGCGAAAAGGCTGCTGGTCGGCGTGAAAGCTTTTGTGCCCGAATGTCCGGTATGAAGAAAAAACTTACCGGATCAGAAACTGCGAAGGATCCGAATAGCCGGATCAACAAGTCCTTGCGGAAGTGGGATTGCTAACATGCCTCTGACCAAAAAAGGCGAGAAGATTAAAGCCGCGATGACCAAGGAGTATGGTGCAAAGAAAGCCGAGAAGGTATTCTATGCATCACGCAATAAGGGCACTATCTCTGGTGTCGATAAATCAAAGTCCAAGAAGGGCAAGTAAAATGGGCAAGACCTTAAAGTATGGTGACTTTTCTTTTCCTTCTGATTGCGGTTTTAGCGGCTCTGCTGGCAAACAGGTTGTGAAAGGCTATGCACGAGGTGGCAATGTTGCCAAGCTCGAGGGTGGCGGCACTCCTCCGGTGTATAAGAACCAAGGCACCCCTGACATGACACAGTCAGGCAAGAAGTCCCCTATCTCTCGCAGTGAGCGTGAGGATGCGTGGACTGCTCGCAACAAGATGAATGATGCGGTGTCTGGTGGCGTGTCTGACAAGGATCGTGATGATCTGACTGCGCTGATCAAGCGCGAGACAGGCTTCAAAAAGGGCGGTGCTGCCAAGTTTGAAGGCTCTGCTAAGGATGAGGCTCAGGACAAGAAGCTGGCCAAGAAGCACCACATGACCAAGGCTGCGTGGGAGAAGTCCAAGATGGACGACAAGCACGACAAGCAGAAGTCGATGAAGGGTCTTGCTAATGGCGGCATGCCTATGGGTGCCCCTCCTGTAGCCCCTGTGGCTCAGATGGCCCCGCGTGGTCCTCTGGCTATGCGCCAACGTGGTGTGCCTGTTGCTCCTCGCGGTGCTTTGATTCGGGCTGCTGGCCCACAAGGTGCCCCTATGCTTCCCCCTCCTGCTGGCCCAATGATGCGTTCCGGCATGAAAAAGGGCGGCAAAACCAAATAACGAGGAGTGACCAGTGACCGTATCTGGCACCGTATCGACAACGACATTCAACACGAATCGCGTGATTGATCACGCCTTTCGTCGTTGTCGTTTACCACCTCAAGCTATTACGTCTGAAATGCAAACTGTGGCACAGGATATTCTGTACCTCATGCTGTCAGACTTTGCCAATCGCGGTATTCAGCTTTGGACCATTGAGAAGCTCATTCTGCCCATGCAGTATGGCGTGATGCGTGTGCCTATGCCTGCTGGCACCATCGATGTGATGAACACCAATCTGAGAACACTGCAGCGGCTGTCTGGGCAGGTGTCTGACAGTCAGGGCTTGGTGAACACTGACAAGTATGCCTTTGATGGCGACTTGACTACCAGCCTGCAGCAGACGGTTCCGAATGGCTGGATCCAGATTGACTTTCTGTCTGGCACCCGTGTGACCAATGTTGGTGTCAACATGTTTGTTGGCGGCACCTATAACATTGTGTTTGAGGTGTCCAATGACGGCGTGAATTGGGTCACTGCCCTTGCGCCTGGCGTGACCACCTACACTGCAGGCATCTGGCAGTGGTATGACATTGAGGGTGCCCAGACGGCTGAATTTATCCGCATGCGTGAGACTGGCGGCAGCATCTTGAATGTTGCTGAGTTCTATGCCGGAGCGCAGCCATCTGA